CGCTTTTACCGTATAAACAAGACCGTCTTCAATGTTGACTTGCTCAAAGCGTCCTTCGCTTGCCTGACCCATCGTCACGAACTCTGTAGTCCCTGCTTTCTGACTCTGCACCTCAAACCGATCTGCAAACTGATCAGATGTGGACACGTTTGCAATCAAGAAACTTACAGCCTCTTCGTTCAAGGTTCTGACCTCATCCGATACCGTCAGAACCGGAGCCGCTACCGTCAGTGGATCTGGCAGATTAGAACTTGCGGTTGTTGGTTGGGTTTTGTCATTGACCCAAGGATAGATCGTCGCATCATGCTCGGCTAAGGAGACATTGACAGTGGCATCGTAATTGATGGACAAACCTGTCACCCTAAACTTTTTATCGGTAAACGCTGGGGTACTATGGGTCACAGTAACAATGTCGCCTACAGCACATTTCAAAGCGTCTGGAGTAGCAACAAACGACATTTGCAGACCAGCAAGTCGGCTCTGCTTGAGGAGAGTCTTAGCTATATTGCGAGCTTGATAGTAACTGGTGATCGTATTGAGATTAATTTCTGTCTCTAATGGTTTGTTATTATCTTCCGCAAGGAATGTGGTGTAGTCAGCGGAATCAGCATCAGGGAAAATGACTGCATCTGCCTGATAATTAGTTTCTGGGTTCACGAACTTCGCAGTCACCCGATTAAATTTATTGCCTTTCTGCGATCCTTGAATCTTGAATCCTGAGATAATGTTGGACTCTGTGAATGAGAAAGTAGCCGTATAGTCATCTTCCACGAATACTCTGTATGTTCCGTTTTGGAATGGCATCATGCCTTGGAATCCAGCCAATAGGACTTTGGTATTGTTGAACAAGGTCTGATTGGTGTTGATGACAGCATTACACTGGAATCGTTTGATCTGTACCCCTGACCCACTAAATGTTTCATTTGTTGTATCGCAAGCGTTCGCCGCCGCACTGAATGTAGTGTCGTCCAACAAACTCGTATCAAGCCCCTTACCATATCGAGTATTCGTCAGGTAGTCTCTGAGACACAAGACAGGATTATCTGAGAAGGCCGTCGATGAATCTCTTGGATCAAAGACTTTTCTGCCTTGTACAATCGCATTAATCGTAGGAATCGAGCTAAATACATCGCTATTAAACTGAATTTTAATCCCTAGATACGCAATACCTGATAGCTTATCGTTCGATGTCCAGCTAGGAGCCTCAAGCAAAGTCGTTGAGGCTGATTGCGTGTCTGTCCCGACTTTCTTATCAATCGTGACGTAAGGCTCATATTTTGAACCTGATAAGTTCTCATCATTGATGAATATGTCGCCTATCTGATGGACTTCGCCCTCACACAACACAAGACAGATAAACAGGCTTTCGTTTTCTGCACCAGACGTTTCGATGAATACTCGTGTGCCGCCAACTTTCCTTTCACCATAAATGACAGGGATTTGAGCGATGTTGCTGTTTTTATTGAGTAAGACGCTTGATGCATCCTGATCGATATCAGGTAATTCCGGTATATCGACAAACCATGAGATAACATCGCCAACAAGGTCAACGGCTACATCGATGACATCCTCGACCAAATCGACAGTATCATTGACAACATCTTTCGTCGTTCGTAATGGGTCATTGAAAAAGTCGGAAATGAACCCCATCAGGCTTTACCCCACTGAATATCTTTGACTGATTGAGCCGCGAATCTCATGCCTGTATCTGTCGGGAATAAATACTGCTGACTGTTGTTGTTGGTAAATCTACCCGCCTTGCGTTCAAAGTCAGACCAATGACTTGCAAGTTTCATATTCACAACGGCTGAGTTTTTCCCATTCTGTAAGTCATAGCCAACAATCTCTCCATCAAATGTTTTGATCGGATCACCAGATATCGCCCCTGCACTCGTCAGTATCGCTAGAAATATTCTAACCCTGCGATTGACATAGGTCTGATTGAGAAAGATTGACACATAGGCTTGATCAACAGCCGATAAAGTAATATTGACCGTTCCGACTCGTAGCTGATTAGTTTCCTGCGTTGAAGAAATAGAGAGCAAGTGACCAGCCGCGATATATTCATTAGATTCATAGGTAATCGGAAAAAAGTTGTCTGTTAGAAAAAGTTCCGTCGTAAAACCGATCCTGACCAGATGAGCTAATCTTAGCTCGTTTTGCTCTAAAGCAGTCTGAGTCGTTGCATTAATGGTGCGTGTCACGGAATGACCTCAATCATATCGATTTCGTATGAATACTGTTCATTCGCGTTCAGATCATAGGTTTGAATATCGTTTCTTAAACGCATGGTAAAAGGCACGCTGTCAAATGTGATTGCCTCATTATCGGCTACGTTTGACACCAAGGCTGGCTCAATCGATACGTTCCCAGCCCCCGTTCTATCTGCTGTCACCATGTAAACCTTGGAATGGTTGGCGAATTTGATGAAGTCTCCTGCCTTCAATGTACCCGATATCCCATCAATCGGAACACTGACAGCACCAGCGTTCGTTGCTCCATTCACAAGAACTGTCCCCGAAACATCTCCGTTTGCGTTTCCGATTACTGGCGGAACGATAGTAAAACTCCCTAGCCGACCTTGCTGGCTGGTCACAAAAGCAAAGACAGGCATGAACTCTGTTCTCGTCATCACATTATATCGCGCTGTAAAACAGAACTGCTGGCCGCCAATCGTCCTGACTTGCTGACGACCTGAGACTGTTTCTGATAGCAAATTGTTATGCTTTGACTCGACATTGATTGCTTGAAATTCGGGTGTCGTTGGATAAGTTCCTGCCACTATGCCACCCCTCTTGTTCCACGGTCATTCATTGCCTGGTTCACGATTGTCACAATCTGACCTCGACGACTCTGCAACAAAGAGTCAAACCCTCTAGCGTCAACCGTTGAAATGTTGAAATTGATATTTGCGACTTTGTTGCTGATTTGGTTTGGTGCTTGAATTCGGTTATTCGGAATGATCGTTCCTGATTGACCACTACCCATCGACAAGATTTCTGGGCCACGCTCTCCAACCACATAGGATTCGCCGCGTCGCACTTGACCGCCTAAAGCTCTGCCGCTATAGGTTTGGGCGCGAATTGTTTGAACTTGCGCAAGACCAGTAGCAATCACGGCGGCGGCGGCGGCTAGATTGAATGGAAAAGGTAATTCAAGAGCTTTGGACGCTCCGGTAAAGGTAGACATAATCGCCTGACCGATATTGTATGCTTTTGCCGCTTTGAACGCGCTTGAGTTAATTTGTCCTAATGCGTTGAGTGCATCGCCTGTATTTTTGACGATGAAATCATTCTTTTGTGTTTCAATATTTTTTTCTGCTTCTGCCCGTTGCTGATCATTCAGTCCTCTTTGTGCAAGATAAAGTTTTTGTGCTTCTAAACGCCTCGCAAAAACCTCCAGTTCTGTCTGTTCTACATTTAACAGACCAAGTTTTTCGCCTTCGTTTTCTATCTCTTGCAGTCTGCGTCTAGTGTTCGCGGCTTCTTGTCGCCTCGCTAACTGATCAGCCTCTAATGCTTGACGATTGATACTCTGTCGTTTCTGTTCTAGTCGATCTTCTGCGTCTTGTTCTCTCTTGGCTTGTGCGGCTTCGCGTGTCGCTTGCGCTTCTGCTTTGGCCCGTTCTGCATCTTCTTTTCTTGCGTCAATTAATTTTTGCTTGCCCTCAAGCAACTGAGCCATGATCTCAACGGCTCGCTTTTGATCTTTTGTTAGATTTAGGAGTGCGGCTTCCTCTCTCAGTAATGCCGCTTCTGACTTTCCATGAGCCTTTACTTCCTCAATGATGGCTTTGCCAAAATCTTCTGCGGCTTGCTCTGCTTTTGTTTTCTGGCTGTTAAATTTATCTACATTAAATTGGGCTTTATCGACTGCTAGAGTAAGTTCGTCAATATTGACTGCCAAACCTTCCTCAGAAGCACTCAATCTATCAACGGCTAAAGCAGTTGCCTTTGCATTCCGGCCTCGCTGTTCTGTTTTTTCACTGAGTTCAACAGTTTTTTCTGAGTTCTGCTCTAGTGATTTTCTGCCTTCATCGAGTGCTTTTTTTGCCGCGTCTAATTCTTTTTGCAATATCTTTTGCTGTTGGGCAAATAGTGCAGGAGCTTCTGTTTTTAAATTAATATCTAAGTCTTCTGCTGTTTTGAGGAAATCCTCGAAACCTTGTTCAGTCTTGAACAACGTTGGGAGCAAAACCGATCCAAGTGATGCCGCCAAGCCAGCAACAGCACCAAGTAACGGAACGCCTAAAACGATACCTAAGTCAGCGGCTTGCTGAGAAAGAGCCAGCATTGGATTTGTACCAGCTTGAACCTGACCAACGAATTGCTGTACTTGTATACCGGCCTGACCAGCACCTCGACCCATCGTGCCAAATCCACGACCAGCCCTAGCTGATCCTTGTGCGGCATCTTGAAAAGCATCTCCCATGCGTCCGAAAACTTGGTCTGCACGTTTGCCGCCCTTTGTTAACTTATCAAGATCACCTGTGGCTTTTCTGGCTTTAGAGGAATCTACGTCAATAATCAGGCTAGCTATATCGGCCATTTTGGTTCACTCTCACGGTACTGACTTAGTGTCATTATGGCCTCAATTTCCCACGGTGTCAGTAATTTACCTGTCAAACGTACATACGCATCGATTTCTTGATAAGTGAATACACTAAGAGTCGTATACGCTTTCCATACGTCAATATGACAATCGGACAAGGTAGGAGCATTGACAAGATCAGGCGGAGTTTTGCCTGTAGTTTTTTCGACTTGTTTGAAGGCATCATATCGACTGACCTTTGAGCCTTCTGGACATGAGTTGATCCAGAAACAATATCGTCCAAAACGGACGAACTCATCAATCAGCCGCTGATAAAATTGGCTCTATTCCCCAAAAATGCTAGTAATTGGTCTTTAACATCAGGAGCATTCGCATATAACTCAATGGCATTTTTACGATTGAACTCGTATTCCTTGCCATCTTTGGTAATGTTCGACCATGAGATCGTCGCATCTGCTAGTGCTTCAGCATCCATCAGATCATAGTTGAGATCATCCATTTTGTTATCTGCGCGAGCATCGATTATTTTTTGGGTTTGATTCTTTTTAGCTTCTCTCCAAACTTTTGAATCCATCCCTTTAATGCGGATAATAACGTCTGTAGGCTTGCCATCAATTGGCGAAAGAATTGTGACATCCGCTCCATCATCGTGAATTTCCGCAGTTTTTAGGTGTGCTAGTTCCATTTGCTAGTTCCTTCATAATTAGGCTGGTTGCCTCGTAATTTTTAATTGTTGATTGGTTGCATCGCTGAATAGCGCAACAAACGGCATTGACAGCGTAATCGCTCCTTCGCCCGACACATCAGGCTGACCAGCGTTATATTTGATCCTTGGAAGGTTGAACAGATAGTCATTGCCGAGAACATCTGTCAACGTCAAAACGATTGCTGATTCTGTCTCATTAACGAACTTCTCCAACACTGCCTTACTGTCAAAGTAAACTCCAAGCGTCCCAGTGACTCTTGATTTGCCAATTGACGGTTGGTTGGTCAACTGCGAACCGACCGAAAACAAAGGCTCTAACCCGTTTTCGATGGTCAATTCGATCTCAGTGACTGTGGCGATTGAGCCGCCGCCCTCAGTAATCGTGCCAGTAAATGAGTCAAATGGAGTCTTGCCGACATCCGCATTGTCACTTGCTCCAGCGATAGTGCTGGTGTTCAGTGTCATGTTTTGTCCGACAATCCCCAAAGTCATACTGACCATAGCGTTTGGCGCGACATTCAAGGTCATGGTGTTGAACTCA